GTTTCCCAGTCACGATCGCCTGGGGCGGTGACCTGCTGAAGATCATGACTCAGTCCGCGTTGAACTACAACGTCACTGAACAGGACTGCGGAGTAAACAACGGTCTGGCTATGGACCCCATGGACCCCTCTCTCAAGGGGAGGGTATTGGGACGAGCAGTAGGCGAGTATGCTCCAGGTACTGTAATCGATCGTCAGGTGTTGGGACGGCTCCGCAGGCAGAACAAACCAGTTGTGGCGAGGTCAGCGATGACCTGCCGAGCAAAGCATGGCCTGTGCTCTAAGTGTGTCGGACTCCAGGCTGACGGTAAACTACCCCAGGTGGGTGACAGCGTTGGCGTCACCGCGGCGGCAGCCATCGGCGAGCCTATCGTGCAGGGCGCACTCAACGTGAAACACACCGGTGGTATGGCCAAGGGTAAGAAGTCCTTCGCCGGACTGGGCTACATCAGCCAGTTCCTGCAGATCCCGGAAGAATTTAAGGATCGGGCTACGGTCGCTGAAGCCGAGGGCACCGTCGACAATATTGAGGATGCTCCTCAGGGTGGCTCATTCATCACCATTGACTCAGAGAAGCACTTCGTCCTCCCTGGATTCGCTCCCACGGTCAAGGTAGGTGACAGAGTGGAACTCGGAGAGACTTTGTCCGAGGGGCTCGTCAACCCCGCTGATGTCGTCAGACTGCGTGGACTCGGCGAGGGACGTAAATACTACGCATCACGTCTATCCCAGATGTTGGCTGACTCCGGGCAGAATCCTGATCCAGTCAACGTGGAGATTCTAGCTCGGTCGGCTATGGACAATTACCTGGTCGACGATCCTGACGAGGATGACCCGTGGCTGCCGGATGATCTTATTCGAGAGTCGGAGCTTCTAGCCAACTACAAACCGGCCGCTGACACTTTCGACGCACCACTTGATAAGGCAGGCGGTAAATACCTACAGACCCCGGTGTTGCACTACACGGTAGGGACCAGACTGACACCTCGTATGGTAACCGACCTGCGTAACGCCGGTGTGAAGACAGTGCCTGTCTCTGCGGTTGCTCCTCGCTTCAAACCTGAGATGAAACGCCTCCGGGTGGCATCGCACGACTCCGACGATTGGTTGGCGTCGCTTGGTACGTCCTACCTGTCAGGGCAAATGCGCACTTCCCTCGAGCGGGGTGACGAAACAGACATCTCTTCCAACTATCACTATGGACCACGCCTGGCTTTCGGCGCTGACGCCGGCGAAGGTGCCTTCGGTGAACGTATCAAAGCCACAGGAAAGTTTTGATTATTGCCTTATAAACTCAAATTATATACTATCCGCCCATGACCACTCCAGCAGACACAAATCAACCACGCTTAACTCCTTTCGCGATGCTCGAGTCGTCGCCGCCTCTCATGAAGCAGGCTACAGTCCGATCCGTCAATACCACTCACACCCCGTTCGCACTGTTGGGTAATGAGGAGCTGGCCAAGGAGGCGTTCATCAAGGACTTCGTAGACGGTGCGTGGAACAAAGCGATCAAACCTATCGGCCGAGGTATTGGTAAGGCTGTGAGCGGTGTCGGTGACACCATCGGCGGTGCAGTAAAAGCCGGGTGGAACGGGTTGACCGCCATCCCCGGAGCTGTCCTAGGAGCGGCTAGCGGCGCTTGGGACCGTAAGGGCGAAGGCCTTGGTGGTTTCCTCCAAGGTGGATTTGATGGTGCTTATAACTCTCTTGCTACGGACACCAACGACTGGCTGAACGGTATCAAGCAGATGGGCGGAGGCGTCGGAAACATCGGAGGCGGTGCCTGGGACGTCGTTAAGAATTTCAACCCTGTCATGCTACCTTATAACGCTATGTCAGGTGGCGTCCAAGGCGTGATGGACGGTATGGGTGGTGATGCTCCGACTCCCGCCGCGCCAGCAGCCGCACCGGCTCCTGCATCCCCTGCCGCGCCAGCACAACCGAAGAAACCACTATTTGACCAGCTGGCCAACCCTGGAGCCGCAGCTGGCGCAGCCGCTGGTACAGTCGCCGGCGGTGCTGCAACGAACGCAGCTAACCCTACGCAAGCAGGCGGTAGCAGCGGAGGGATTTTCGGTACCCTCGGAGCTGCTGGGCGTAACGTAGCGCAAGCCGCTCAAAACGCGGCGAAGACTGTGACTGCGCCTACTCCCGCACCTACCCCTGCGCCGACGACACCTGGTGTCGTTCCTGCCGCGCCTGCTACGCCACCACCGCTTCCGGCCGCCGGAGCAAGGCCGCCTGTACCAACCATTACCGACCAGCACCGCGCTGCCTTCCAGCGCGGCACCCGGTCAACCTACGACCCGAACTCGTGGCTCGATCGTAACAAGATGGATGCCCTTCTTCGCGGACAGCGGAACTGGGCTAATAACGCCAACGCTCGCAATGTCGGTCGCGGCCAACGCTATGACTGGATGAGTAAGTCCGGTGGAGAAAACATTACCCCGTTCGCCGCGTTGGAGAAGGAAGCCATGTTGAAAGGCGTGGGTAACATTCTACGTTGGGGCGGAGGCAAGCTTCGCCGCTCAGGAGCCAAAGCACGTCAGTCAGGTAAGACTCGCGGTGGTGGAGGTGATGATGTAATCGAACTTGGAGGTCCTACAGGTCGCGCACCAGGCCCCAACGCCACCACATCAGAGATGATTTTACACCCTACCGCCAACCGCGTCCCTACCGCCGCCCGTATGGCCGGTGAAGGTCGCCTGGGCCTTGGTAACAAGCTCAAGGGTATGGGTAACAGCCTAGATGACTGGGCCGCCGCCAACCCGGGTCTAGCTCGCGCTATCAACATCGGAGTGCCAACTGGTGCTGCGGGTATCGGTATGTATGGAGCGAACCGTATGGGTCATTCCTCCGGTCGTGAATTGGGTATTGGGGAAGGTTACGATGTAGGTAGCCAGATTGGCGCTCAACTCGCTCTCCAGGCACAGCCGAAAGATCCGGGTATCCTGGGTCGAATCCTTGACGTGTTCACAGGTCAGGAGAAAGGACCAGACTACGCTACCATCCAGGGTTTGCTGGACTCCCATCGATCTCAAATCCTACCGACTATTCTCAAGGGCTCCTACTAACCGTCATGTCTCCATTCGCTCAACTCGGCGAACTTGAAAAGTCCGCGTTCCTGAAGGGTTTTGGCAAGCTCGTCCGTAAGGGTGTATGGGGTTCCGCCAAGGACAAGACAGGACGCGCGCTCGCCAACTACCAGCAGACTGGTAAAGCTGCTCCGGCTTGGCTCAGAGGTCTTCATGGGACATCCAAGTTCATGAAGGGCAAACCTGGTAAGGGTTTGGCTCTCTACGGTCTTGCCGGTATCGGCGGAGATGTCACAGGCGCCTACAACTTACCTGGGTCGCAGCTGGCGTTCAACACGACGATGCCAGGGCTCGGGACGTTATTCTCGATGCCTGGACTCATCACGGCAGCCCGTATGTCGTCGCTCGAGAACCAGAATCGTCTACGAGAAGACGTTTACTCAGGTACACGTGCGGCAGCTGGAGATCTCATGTCGCTGGCTAACGCAGACCATAGGTTCGTCACACAACCCGGGTTATACCAGCGTTACATGCAGTCGCAAGGCACTGCCCCAGGTATGACTGACCATGCGGCTTACTACTCCACCGGTAAATACAAACCGTTGTCGGGTTGGGACAGCGCCGCTTCGTTATTCACAGACTCCCGTGACTTGATCAACGACCGCATCGATCGCCAGATATTCCAGTCGCTCGCCGGCCCTCCAGTTCCAAACTGGCTGCAGAAGTCAGGAGGACTACAGAAGCAGGCGTGGCTCGGGACCGCGTTTAGGGGAGCTAAGAAAGTATTCCCTTGGGTGTTCCCAGCATTGGGAGTGGGAGCGGTAGGGCATGCTGCTCTACGCGATAAGCCTTACGACGAGATGGACGCTATGAGTCGCGGCTACGCTGCAGGCCAGGTGAAGTTGAACGATCGCCTCAACAACCTCACGGGTATGGAGCGACTGGCGTTACGCCTCGATCCCACACTCGTAGCCGGACGCCTCGAGAAACACCTACCCGGGACCATCGGCCAATGGGAGCAGCAGAACGGCCGCAAATGGCAGCCTGGCTGGCTTAGCAACATGATGGATCGCAACCGTAAAGGTAACCCATCCAAGTTCTACGAATACGACGCCACCGGACGCCGCCACTACATACAGTAGTAAATGCTTCCCACGAGCATGAACTGACGCTACAATCAGACCAACACTATGAACACTCAAGTAATCGACCCCGACTATCAATGGAAAGAAGCAGCCTCCCAGGAGGGAGTTGACTACGACGCCGTTCAGAAGTCCTTCATGGATCAGAGCTACGGCGTAGTGGCGAACAAGGCCAAGGTCTTGTTCCAAGACCCTTTCCGCTTAGGATTCGAGATTGTCCACCGTAACGAGAAGGCCACCAAGATGGTGGGTATCTTCGCTTTCCGGGTGAACCAGGATCTACTTTACGCTCCGACATTCTTCGTGAATGGAGAAATCAAGGCAGCCGATATGCTCTACCGTGCTGACGTCAAGCGCTTCGTGCCCCTCACTGAGGACTGGTGCGCCTACCTCGTCCGCGGTGTGTCCGAGTCGGCCGGTGATCCAGTCGACAAGAGTCGCATGCGACAGGCCGATGCTTACATGGATCGCCTCGCCTACCCGCAACGCGTTAAATACGCATCCGAGATCGACTTCGAGGACGATGAGATGAACAAGCTCCGTGACCAGTTCGCCAAGGCGGCTGCAGACGGATCACTGTGGCGTGAGATGGTGACTCACTGCGCTGACGCTACCCCACTACGCAAACTCATCCCAGAGATCATCAACGAGCAGGGACCGGAAGCTCTTGAGAAACTCGCGGGGCTTCTGGACGACAGTCCCGGGGCCGAACGCTTCCTCGTCGAGAACTACTCCAAGGAGGAACTCGAAACCGTCGACGCATGGATGGCCAAGGAGGCGTCCCCAGTGGACCCGGAAGCTGGTAGCATCGTTATCAATCTCGACCCCCTGATGGCTAAGTCCGCTTCAAGCCGGGAGGATATCTTCGCCAAGGGCTATGAGCTCGTGGACAAGCGACCAGAAGGCACATGCTGCACTGTGGTTGAAGAGTGCGGGGATGGGACTGTGAAGCAGCTCTCAGGCACCTGCGCGGCTGAAGTATTGCTCGAAGGAGGAAAGCTCGAGAAGGCATTCCTTCTGAACCAGGACAATCGCCTACTCAGCAACAACGCGGCGTTCATCGAAGAGAATCACGCGCATGATCGCCCTGAGTGTATCTACTACCCTGCGACCAAGGAGCTGGCTGAACTCAGCTACAACACCGACGTGTTTGGTGATGAGTTGATCGATCAAAAAAGTGGATTCGACTCCTGCGACGCCACGGGGCTGCAGGACGGTAAGTTCTACGTAGCAGTCGACGCCGACAACATGACCGTGTCGCGCCACTTCAAGGTGGTCAGCAAGTCCAAGGACGGCGAGTGCACCCGGATCAAGATTTTGGACAAGTGGGGTGATGAAGAGGAAATCTTCTACGCTCCTGACCGTGAGCACACCAAAGGGAACTTCATCAGCGATGAAATGCATTTCCTCGAAGTGAAGTGTGACGTCGAGCGTTACAGCGGTGACGAGGACTCTACCATCCGCCGACTTAATCCTACCTGCGACAAGGTTCTTATGGACTCGTCCGGTATCGACAAGTGGATGCGCACCGCCGGTGGTATCACCACATCCAACGAGTTCACAGTTGCTGCCAACGATAACGGCACTTTCGACATCCGTCACACCGAGAACGGCACCATCCTGAAGGAGGCCCGTGACCTTGGTATGCTCGAGGCGCACCTCAAGCTGGCGGAGGACTTCACACTGACAGTCGACAAGGCTGGTGAGATTCTCGATAAGGCAGTTGACCGGGATGTCAGCTACCGCGCTTACGATGATATGTCCAAATCGGGTTACATGACCCGCGCTGAGGGTATGGAGGACTGGATCCAGGCCTATGACCCTGAGCTCCAGGTTAAGCTCGACACCCCGCAGCGACAGATTCTCTCTACGTTCACTCCTCGTCGCCCAGACCAGGTCAGCCGCTACGGTGACACACACCAGCGTGTGCCGGCCGAAAACAGCGACACCGGTGAGGACCTGCTTCCTTTGGATGCTGTGCTCAACGAGTCACCAGAGCAGCTCGCGGTTATGTCGCAGCAGCTTGATATGCCGCACATCTTCGACCACGGCTGCCTCGAGCAGATGGCGACGCAGAGCTACAACATCGTGGAGCAGATCAAGCAGTATATTCCGGACCTCGAGGCAGGTGTGGACCGCTACTTCCGTATTCTGTTCCTCCTGCGTTACCGTCCGGCTGACTTCGAGGAAGCCTACGGTAAGGATGCCCTCATCGAGCTTGAGCAGGATCTGGCTGAGCTGGCCGCCCGAGCCGGAGAGAACCTCCTGCGTATGCTACAGCGCTTCGACACTGAGCAGTATAACTCAGCGTCGCATGGCAACTAAGAGTCGAATCAGGTTGACTTACCTATGAGGTAGCATGCAAGAGTAGGGTATGGACGCCCACACGATTGATCTGTTATCAGCCTTAGACCCGGAATCTCCGATGCCGCACGTTCAGACCACTACAGGTGGTATGAGTGCCGACAGGCGATGGTCACCTCTGCATGACGGGGCTCGGGACAGATTCCTGTCGAAGTATATCCGCACAGGGTTCGGTTACTACATCGCCCTGCAGTTTGCCAACCGCGGCATGCCGTTTCCCATTCATCTGATGGGAAGGGATCAGTGGGTCTTCAAGGCCTACCTGATGCGATTAGATCCATGGGAGAATTTTGACCGGCATGTTGCTGAGGCATACCACCTCGCGCAGTATGTGAAGGACTCCCCCAACCTGAGCCAGCACCTGAAGGCTATGCTGATGGCTTTCGACGGTGACTGCACCCCAGAATCTCATATCGCTGAGGTGGCTCGCCGAACTGGAGTATCATACTCAACGATAGATGCCTTCGAGGTGTTGTTCTTTAATGTGATCGATCGACGTGAAGACGCCTTGTATCTCGCCCGGGAGGTCTACCCGGACACGCGCCTGGTGGAGTTCGACGAGCAATACCTACGTAACTCTTCGCACGCGGATCTTATCAAACGTGTAGCATACAACCATAAGAACATGGATCTCACGGCATACCTGGCCGGTATTGGCGACCACACGTATCTCAAGAAGCTGGCAGCCAGCGACAACCGGGAGGCGGAGTTGACCCGATACCTCATGGGTAACGGTCTGATTCTGGCGCACACCAGTCTGCTTAACCAGAAGTCGGTTGGTATGAGCAGGGTGTCCAACTTGCTCGCTGCGTCGCGCCAGGGTGGTAATGATCAGGAGGAACCGACTGTAGGGGGTATCGTTCCTCTGTTCAGCGGTGCTCTGCAGCAGGCTTTGAACATCAACGAGCGTCAGGTTATCGACCAGATGCACCGCGATGAAGGGCGACTACTAGACGTCTAAGTTATATCTAAGTTATGGATAAGTTACGTCTAAAGTAAGCGGGCACATATAATGGATGGACAGTAACGCCAATCATAGGTATCATCCCATCATGACGCACGACTCCGCCGTTCGCATTGTAGTAAGCCTGGTACCAGAAATCGGTAAACAGGGAGCTGAAAGTGTCCTCACTAAGTATGCTTCCGAGCAGGACCTACCACCAGCCCAACTTGAAAAACTCGGCCAAGTTTATAACACCCTACGCACCGTCTCGCATATCGACAATGCGGAGGAAGCAGCGCGGGGATCATCGGTTGAACTGCTCGATGTCCCAAACATGGTGGTCGGTTATGCCACGGGTATGAGTCAGGAGAAGGCGGCGAACCTCCCTACGTCCTGCGCATCACATGACCCGGCGACTGTCGACCTGCAAACTGCCCTGATGGCTGACATGCAGGATCCAATCGAGAAAGCGGCGTCAGACAATTTGGGCGAGCTGTCTCAGGCGGCCGCCGACTACCTTATTACGCGTGCCGACGTCGACGACGCGATCCTTGACCTCCAGGTGGACCTCGAGAACGAGATGTCCAAACTTGCCAGCCAGATCTTTACTGAGGCTGAGCAGACTGACACCTGGGAGCGTGACATTTCAAATGCTGAGCGCGAAGCTCTTTATCTGCAGCCCGCACCCCTGGTTAAACTGGCCAGCGACTTCATGGATAAGTTCGCCGAGCCCCACCACGTTACTCTGACGCACCACGACTTCGAGTTACCACTCGCCAAGCGTGCCTACGCGATCGAGGATGCAGCCGGCGCCAAGTTCGCCGAGCTTGCCAAGGTGGTAGGCACTTACGACATGGTCGAGAAGATTGCCAGCGGCGTCATGGCTGACGAGCTTGCTGAGAGCCCGGATGACCAGAGCCTCGACGGTGACATCCTGAATGCCCTCGCCGCAGTTCCAACTATGGACCCAGAGCGTGCCGACTCTGAGAAGAAGGAAAAGGGCGAAGCTGACGCTGAAGAGAAGGCTGAAGAGAAGCAGGAATCTGCTACCGACAAACTCAAAGGTAATCCTGACCTGGCAGCGACGCACGCCGGGGAGAAGGCTGACGCCGAGAAAGGCAACCCCAACGCCGGTAAGGGTGATGGTGGTGAAGGCGGCGGTGGCGGTGGTGGTAAAGGTGGTGGCGGTAAGGGAACCGAGAAGTCCACCAAAGAGAAGGGTGTTAGCGGGGCCGCTGTGCTCGGAGCCGTGAGTGCTCCAGTGAAGGCTGTCGGCGGTGCTATTCGTGGAGCGGCTACCAAAGCCGACGAGACTCTCACCAACATCACGACCAAGGAGCGCCGCAACAAAGCGCAGAAGGCAACCGACGTCAGCGTCGAGGACATCAAGCGCGCGATGAATCTCCGTCGTATGATCGGCACTGATCCTGTGTTGAAGGAAGCTGATCCTACCGAGGTGCTCGAGGTCTACAACGCCATCGCACAGAAGAACCCGGACATCGCCAATGACATGGCATCCCTCCGCCTGATTCTTCGCGAGGCTGTAACCTACGAAGGTCTCACTCTCGACTCCCAGAAGATGCTTTCCGAGACACGCCGCAACAGCGAACAGGCTGAGCAGCTGGCCAATGAGAACGACAAGAAGCGCTACGCTGTCGGCGGTGCATCCCCTTTACAACTCACATCTAAGTAATGACTACAATCACTGACCTTAAGGACAGCGCGAGCGACTTCGTGGGCTCGGACGATTTCAAGAAGATCCTACCCTACCTCATCTCCGGTGGCGCATCAGCTGCTGTAGGTGGTCTTCTGAGCGGTCGACGCCGGAAGAAGAGCGGCGAGGGGCGCCTGGGTTACCTGGGTCGCATTCTTCGTAACGCAACCATCGCTGGCGCACTTGGTGCTGGTGGTCACTACTTACTGGGTAAGGGTCTCGACAAAACTATTGGAGCTATCGACGCAGAACAGGGTCTGTCTGGGGAGGGTGGCGACGCCGGCCCACTTGCTACGACATTGAAGAACATTGCGTTCTCCCCCGTCACGGCTGCAGGCGCTGGCGGGGCCGCCCTTGTCGCCACAGACAAGAACGGTATCATAGGTGCCGGCCGTGCGGACCGTGCTTCTAAGTTGAGCTCGCTGGTGAAGCAGCTTTCCGAGCGCGGACACAAAGGTCTCGACGCCGATGTCCTCCGCAGTAAGACACCGGCTGAGATTGCTCAGTTGGTTCCTGACGAGCTGGAGGCTACCCGCCGCGCAGCCGGTCTGCCATCAAGCAAACTCGGCAACAGCTTCGTAGGCAAGCTACCTGGGTTGGGTGTCGAGAAGGCTGAGAAGCTGAAAGGATTCATCTCCGCACAAGGCCGCACTGGATTGCTTAGCACATTCGGTCAGTCCCACCCACGTCGCGCAGGTCGTGGCGCCATCGGTCTGGCAGCCGCTGGTATCCCCGCACTCGCAGGCGCGTTCCTCACTGATTAATCATGAAAAAGTCTTTCGCAACCGACGACCACATCGAGCTAATCAAAGCAGCCGGTGGGCAGATGTTCACGTTCTTCGAGCGTAGTGACAAGATGACCAAATCGGCATCCGATGTCATCACTCGTAAGGACATGCAGGATCACATGCCGCCTGATTCACATTTCGGTGTGCATGTTATCACCATGGGATCGGAGGAAGCGTTCGGTCCAAACCGCAACGGCGACTCGGCTAGTATCAAGTCACTCAACGACCACCACGGCACATTCGAGAAGTTCGGATGCGTCTACCGTGAGCACGCCAACCGCAACCCACTTACCCAGGGTGTCGGAGACGTCCGCCTGGCCAAGGTCAATCCCAAGATGCACCGGGGAGAACTCCTCGCGTGGGTCGATAAAGACAAGGCCCCGGACATGTATAAGGCCGCCTGTGAGGGTAAGGAATTGTCATGGTCCATGTCTATGCGTCTACCGCATGACGAGTGCTCATGCTGTCACAAGAAGAGCGCACGAGTCGATCAATACTGCGATCACCTGAAGAGCAACATGCTGCAGTGGATTCCAGGTTTCGAGAAGTATGCTTATGCTCGTAACGAAGAGGGTGTGAAGTTTTTCGACATCAGCGAGGTAAAGCGCCGCGCTGACCGTATTGCCACGTATCTCGGTTACTACGGTGACGATGAATTGATGGCGAAAGCAGCATCGGCTGACGACATGGTTATCAGTGGCGCTGAGTGGGCTGACTATCAGCTCGGCCCCGATCGAGTCGCTCCGTTCCTTCCGTGGGAGGATCTGACCTTAGAGAAGCTCGCAGCCGCCGAAGAGTTCGTACGCCACGCTGACCAGCACACTCTGGATACTCTCGCCAAGATGACACCTCGCACTCTGAACAAAGAGCAGGTTGAGATCCTGGCCAACCCTGACTTCCGTTCCGTGGGTGGTGAACTTGCCAAGCGGGCTATGTTCATCGACTTCCCAACATTCGCATCCATCGTAACCGGAAAGTCCCAGGACGAGCTGTCCAAGGAAGCCGGGTTCAGTGATGTTATGGGTATCAAAATCCCGAGCCTCATATCTGATATGTTCAGTAAGGGAGGCTGCGAATGCGGCGATGATGTAGCCGCCTCAGTCGTCCCGGATGACGTTGGTTGCTCATTTAGTTCAGATAAAGATTCCATTGACAGACTACTCAACGAGGTCGGTGACGACCTCGGTATGAAGCCAGCTAACACATCTAACCGCGTCATGCGTGTGACGGTCGTGAAACAAGCCCGCGTCGGGAATACTAGTAATAACAAGGATCTTGACCCATTCTATAACGGTATGGCCGAAGCCTATGGTCACTACCTGGTGAAGGCAGCTCACATCGCAAAGGACGTCCCAACAGTGTCAGAAAACACGCTTTTCCGCGTTTTAGCGGCAAGTCTAGTCATTCAATCCTGATTAAGGGTTGCCATCAAATGATCATTACTGCATAATCCTCCCCACAGGTCGCAAATTAAATGCGACAGTCTACCACATATACAAACCAAACAAAACCATGGCCGAACAAGCAAAACACGTTATCTCTGCCAAACTTCGCGAATACGCGCAAAAGATGGCAGCCGAAAAAAGCGCGGCTGGTGAAGGCGATCCTGACCGTATGACAGTCGCCGACGGCCAGGGCGGAATCACCACCGAGAAGAAGTCTATCCCCTCTGATGTGGGTGAGAGCGAACTCAAGCGAGATCAGCCAGCTGATGGCACTCCGCGTTCTGCTACTCAGATCCCTGAAGGCGGGCCTGACCGTATGACTGTCGCTGACGGTCAAGGTGGTATCACCACATCCAAAGCTACACCTAAGACCGATCCGGGCGAGGCTGAGCTGAAGGAAGACCAGCCTGCAGACGGCGACGTCCGCAAAGCTGCCGGTGAAACTGGTATCTCCGAGCGTGCCGCACGTATTCGTGCAGCCCTCACTCAGGCCAACCCTGAACTTGGCGAGCGTATCGCTAAGCAAGCTGGTGACGCCGATCCTGCAGAGCCTGCCGCCCCCGCGGAAGAGCCTGCAGCCACACCGACCGAGCCCGCCGCTGAAAAGCAGGCAGGAGCCGAAGAGCCTCCTAGCCTGGAGTTCTCGCAAGAGACCCTCGCTAAGATCGCCACTACTATTCTTTCCACTGACGAAGGCGCTCAGTTCGCTCACGACCTCCTCGAGAAGGAAGCCGGTGAAGCAGCTGCTAAGGAGCAGATCGCTCTCGCCATGCAGTCAGCCCAGACCTTCGACCAGGGTGAGCAGATCAAGTCTGCTGCGCTCCATGGTTTCCAAGAGAAGGCCGCTGCTATCCACCAAGGTCTCTCTGAGGCCGGCATCTCTGAAGAGGACGCCGATGCGATCCTCAAGCAGGCTGCACTCCACCAGGAGCGCATCGCTTCCTATGAGCACCCGCTCTGCAAGGCAGCATATGCCCAGGGTATGGATGACTCAGCCCTCCTCGCCGCCGCTGATGAAGCTGCTGGTGAAGAAGGTGTTCCCGCAGTCGACGAAGCACTCCCTATGAGCGGTGAGTCCCTCTCCGAAGAGGAAATCATGGCTCTCTTGCAGGAGATGCTCGCTGCCGGCGAGATCACCGAGGAAGACATTCTCGCAGCTGTAGCCGCTACTGAGGGTGCTGAAGGTGCCGCCCCCGCGGAGGAAGAGGCTGCCGCCGCAGTCTAATCCGTCAAAGGAAGTAGACTTACAATTACAACTTAAACAATGAACGACGTAGTATTCGGAGAGCTCCTAGGGGTGATTGATGATTCAATCGCTCTCGCTGAAGACGCAGTGGCTGAAGCAGCCGCAGTCAAATCAGCGCCGGCCGCAGCCGCAGCCGCGCCAGCTCCCGAGCCCATCACACTTGTCAAGGTCGCCAAGGCCCGCGCAGGGGAGGTGGCTACGTCGCTCATCAAGTCAGGCGCATTCCCGGATAAGACCGTGGACGACCTGGCGGACATTCTGGAGAAGGGTGGTGCTACTGCCCATCTCGAGTTACTGGAGAAACTGGCATCCAGAGCCGTGTTCCCACTTGATCTCGAAGGAGACCTGGTTGGGGACTTGGTTGAAAAGCCAGCGTCAAGCCGGGCAGATGGCTCTGCTCCTCAAACCAAGACTGAGCTTTGGTCTCAGGCAATGGCAGAGGCAGAGGCCGAATGCGCCGGATAACCACCACACATAAACATAATACCACGACAACATCATGGCTGACTATGGAGTAAACAAGCGCTTTTCGCGCGCCAAAGCACCAGTAGTTATCGTAAGGGGTGATTACCTTACGGAACCTACGAAGTTGACGTCCCTCGCTGACTGTATTGACGACGAGGCTATCAAGGAAGGTATGCTGATTGTGAAGGACACCGGTAACGTGGATGGCGTTTCGACAGACAATGTCTGGCGTAAGGCTGCCGCTACCGATGCTCCGTCTGCGACCAACGAGTCGAAGACATTCTACATCGCACGCCATGACCAAGATAGTCATGACGCTCAAGCCGCCAGCGGAATTGTTGGGCTTAATTGCTCCGATGATTTCGAGATCCAAACTGGTTACTTCGACAAAGGAGTCACCTGGGCAATCGACATGCCTGTCACCGCCGACGACAATGGCCTTCTCACCGAGGCTACTACTGCCGGCGACGTAATCATCGGTTACGTGACAGCCATCGGTTCAGGCACCGGCAACTCCATCGGTTACACCGGTAAGACTCCGTCTACCGCGACGTTGGCTGACGCTGAAGTCCTCCAGATTCGCACCGCTCGTAACGGTCAGGTCGTTGCTGCCTAAAGTTAACGATTAAACTACTAACAAGGAAAATTAATAATTACCATGTCTGACCAAGAACAAGCACAAGACCTGCTCATCAAGAAGCAGCTCATCGACGAAATCATCGCTGCTGATGATGGAGTCGTGAAGAAGGCGTCTGTCGCAACCTCGAAGGCTACCCGGACTCAGATCCGTGAAGAAGGCTTCCAGCGCGCGATCATCTCCTTCGATATGATCACGAATGATGACCTCGATTACTTCGGCGACTCTGAGTTGCCAGGTGTCTGGTTTGAACTCGAGCCAGATAGCCCACCTGCACGGGTTATTCCTTACAACGACACTCCTAACACTTTCGGCTACCGTGCTGAGAAGTATGTCGTTCTCATCTCCGTTGTTACCACTGAGGAAGCAACGAAGAACGTCAACCACCTCCGTACCTACAAGACGGACGTCCGCCAGATTGTCAACGACAACATGCTGCGCGACATCCACACCGCGGAAGACACCCAGTTCATTGCTGAGGTCGACCGTATCGTAGGTTCTGCTGTGGCTTACGCCGGGGCCGATCCCAAGACCGACCAGAACGTCACCATGACGAACTCGACGTTTACTCGTCAGAACGTCAAGGCGGCTCTCTCGTTCCTTGTGGAGCGTCAACTTCCTGTTGGTGTCTTCCTCGTCAACCAGCGCACTGCCAACGAGTTCCTCGGATGGAAGCGCGACGAGATGGGTGGAGACCTTTCTCAGGACCTCGCCCGTAAGGGTCTCAAGGGCCTTGAGAAGTTTGAGATGTTCGGTATTCCGTTCATTTCCACCATCAAGAACGACCTCGTCGGTAACGGTGAGATGTACCAGTTTGCTCCTAAGGAGTTCCTTGGTAACGCCCTCTGCCTGGAGGACATCACCGTCACCATCAAGAAGGAGTACGACATCATCCGTATGCGTGCTCAGGAGCAGGTCGGTATGACCATCGGTAACACCCTCGGTATCCAGAAGCTTGCTTACGCAATGCAGGGTATCTCCGGTAACTAAGGCCGAGTGATCTACACCACTTAATTTAATAAACCCTACTTCAGGGCGCTAAGGGAAACCTTAGCGCCCTTTCGCATTGTCAGACGGGTGCATTCAGAGTATCGTGGGCGCCATGAGAGATATGATGTCACAAAAATTCGTGCATTCTTTCCTTAAAACTTGCTTCGACGCAGGTCTGAGCAAGGAAGCCGCGGCAGAGCTTTTACGCCAGGAATCCATCGATCAGGAGAAAGCCAAGCGTCCCGCGTTCGCAGAGGGATATGAGAAGGCTGCATCCCAGGTCCCGGGTAACATGCGAGCGATGCTTTTTTTAGAAGGGGGTCTTGAGAAAAGCGCCGGCCCCCGTTACCAAGCTGTAAAGAGCGTTTTGGATGGTATCAGGGGTGCATTGGGAGGCACGGCTCGACTTGGATGGCAGGGTGTCAAAGATGTGGGTGGTGTCGGTAAGCGGATCTTCGGTCCAGCGCGCGTTAACCCGAACTCTCTTGTCCAGCGTTACCCGCTCCCTGTCGCTGTAGGATCGGCTGCCTTGGGAGGCGCCGGCGCACTTGGGCTGCATCATCTACTCAGTAACAATCACGGACCCGCGGGATACCCGGATCCATTCTTCTCACCTGGAGGTTACTCGCCGGAGGGTTACGAGGAGAAATACAACAGCAGGCTTGCCGAATACAGCAAGGGCATCGCAGCGCACAACAAGAGCTACTTTGGAACCCAGCGCCGCCGCAAGGAGCTGGAGAAAGCTATCGCCGAGGGCAAGGGAGGTTCGTCTGCCTACCGGGAGCTTCAGGAGCTCAATCGCGAGCATGCGCGGCTCGGTAAGCAGCGCGCGCATCACTTCGAGTCAATTCGCGCATCCAACGCGCACCACCAGGGTATCCTGGACCAGGTCAAGCGACAGCAGGCCGCGCTCGAGAAACGCCGCACGTCCCTGTGGGGATTACCGCAACGTGCATGGTTGCGTCTCACCGGTCGTAACCCCAACGAATACTACGACAAGCAGATTGGTATGCTGCATGATACTGGGGCTAGGTCCAAGATGAACATACGTCTTGGTGACGCTCGTGTCCGTCGTCTCGATGGTGACTATCGCGGTATTATCAATCGCCCGTCACCCAAGCCACCCAACCTTCAGGAAAGATTCTTCCCTGCTTACGCTGACTAATAAGCATGTCGAATTATATCGTAATAGCTGACGTCCGGGAAGAGATGCTGGACAGGCAGGCCGAGGATCACCTCGTGCTGGCTGACTTGGCGTTCACCGACGACGACATTACGTGGGCTATGAAAGCCTGCGCCAGGAAGTTCAACTCGATCCAGCCATACTCTGTCAGCGCGTGCTACGACAAGCTCCCGGTCAACAGCTCTGTGTTCATGGATGGTATTGCCTGGGCGCTGATTCGTCGATGGCATCGTAACGTCTCCATGAATGACTATGACTACAACGCCTGGCGATCGTGACTGGGAAAC